TCCTGATATTGATTGGTTGAAAGAACATAAGATTCCTCCACAGTTTGTGAATATTGTGGAAGATGCTCGTATTGAAAAACTGATGAAGCGTCGTTATGCTGGTCTTTCCAAGACCTTCTATCGTGGTTATGAGGAACTTGCTGAGCAAGATTTCTTTGCTATTGGATTGGAGGATTTGGATACTTACAATCTTGCGGATCGTGCAAACCTGTACTTCAAGATTGGTAATTATACTAATATCCCTATTCAAGATGGTGAAGAAAAAGAAATCATTGATCTGATTGCAGGTACTGAAACTTTTGCCGATGTTCTAGAAGTTTCCAAGATTCTGTATCAATATTGTAAGAAAAAACAGGAAGAGGAAACCAAGACTCAACTTGATGATCTGGAAATGTCTGGTTCCAGCGATCAGTCTGCACCTGCTTCTGATTTTCAGGAGGAAGGTGAAGGTGAGAGGGAACAACCTGGTGAAAATGAATCCTATGGTGGGACGGCAGAAGATGGTATGGAACAGACTGATTTAATGAGTGCTGGTCTAAACAATGAAGAACCAGAAGTTAAGACTGCTGATTCATTGGAACAAGCACTCAAAGATCTTGTGAATCAGCAGGGTGAAGAGAATGTCTATTTGGAACTTCCAAGAGTTGACTTGAAAAAAGTTATTGTCTCCAATGCAGAGATTCACAAAAATTGTGATGATCTATGGATTGATTCCGAACCAGAAAACTTTTATTCAGTTGATCGTATGTTTGTAGAATTCAAGCGTTCTGCACAGAAGGAAGTCAACTATCTGGTCAAAGAGTTTGAGTGTCGCAAAGCAGCAGATTCATATGCTCGTGCTACTACTTCTCGCACTGGTGTTCTGGACTGCACTAAACTTCACACCTACAAATACAACGAAGATCTTTTCAGGAAGGTAACTACTCTTGCTGACGGTAAGAATCACGGTCTTGTATTTGTTCTGGATTGGAGTGGTTCAATGGGACAGGTAATGCTTGATACCGTAAAGCAACTCTTCAACCTTGTTTGGTTCTGTAAGAAAACCAATATTCCCTTTGACGTTTACGCTTTTACCAGTGACTATCCTCTGGTTTCTTATGACGAGAACTGCAAAGCAACTATTCGAGAACTTTCTTATACCAAGCGTGATGGTTTGGTTCAGGTTGGTGAATGGTTCTCAATGATGAACCTTCTTACCAGTAAGGTGAACCTCAAAACACTGGAAAATCAGATGAAGAATATTTTCCGAATCGCATACACCTTCAACCATTATTCTTCTATTCGAGTTCCTGTTGGAATGGGTCTTTCTGGAACTCCATTGAACGAGGCGCTGATTTCTCTCCATCAGATTCTTCCTATCTTCAAGCAAGAGAACAAACTTCAAAAGGTTCAGTGTGTTGTTCTAACTGATGGTGAAGCGTGTGCTCCCAAGTATCATCGTGAAGTTCATCGTCGCTGGGAAGATGGTCCTTTTATGGGAACATCTCACATTGGTCCTAATGCCTTTATTCGTGATCGTAAAACTGGAAATACTTATTCTTGTAATTGTGAGTGGTATGAATTTACTGATATTCTCCTTCGCAATCTGAAAGATACCTTCAAGGATATTAATTTCATTGGTATTCGTGTTCTTGAATCTCGTGATGCTGGATCATTCATTCGTCGTTATTGTGGATACTATGGAGAAACTTTTGATAAAACTATGACTGCTTGGAGAAAGCAAAAAGCATTTTCTATTAAGTCTTCTGGGTATACTACTTACTTTGGTTTGTCTGCTAATGCCCTTGCTCAGGATGCTGATTTTGAGGTTGCTGATGATGCAACTAAGACTCAGATCAAGTCTGCCTTTGTGAAAAGTCTTCGTAATAAAAAGATGAATAAGAAAGTTCTTGGTGAGTTTGTAGAACTTATTGCATGATAAATAACTAAAAACAAATTTTAGAAAAATGGGAAGATTTACAAATTTAGTTAATGGTACAGCACCTGCTCCTACCCCCGCCCCTGCTCCCGTGAAAGCAGCAGCGCCCGCCAAAAAGTATGAAGCAAAAAAACCAACACCCGCACCAGTTGAAAAGTCTGAAAAAGAGTGATCAGACACTTTTCAAACCGTCCACTGGGGGTCTTCGGACCCCTTTTTTAGTATTATAATAACTTCAGTTCAAACAAATGACTCAATGACCATCTCCGCTGACTACATCCGCACTTCTCTTCAAGCAGTGTATGGAGAGTCTGTGACTGCCGCCGACATTCGTGCCTGGTGTGCTATGAATGGTTCCAACTATCAGACCGTTACCAACAAACTTACTGATTTTAAAACTGGTCGCGGTAAGTGGAATCTGACTATTCAAGAAGCACGGGAACAATTTGAGCAAGTTGTAAAGGCACCTGCAGCAATTCCCTCTGTTGAGCAAAATCTTATCCCAGAAAAAGATGATACTTTCGTCAAGTTTGGTAACTTTAGCGATATTCGCAAGATTATTCAGTCCCGTCTTTTCTATCCTACGTTCATTACGGGTCTTTCTGGTAATGGTAAAACGTTCTCTGTTGAGCAAGCGTGTGCTCAACTTGGACGTGAATTGATCCGTGTAAACATTACTATTGAAACTGATGAAGACGATCTTATTGGTGGTTTTCGCCTTGTGGATGGGAACACTGCTTGGCATAATGGACCTGTCATTGAAGCACTCGAACGAGGAGCAATCTTGCTACTCGATGAAATTGACCTTGCTTCTAACAAAATCCTCTGTCTCCAATCCATCCTTGAAGGTAAGGGCGTGTTTCTGAAAAAAATTGGTAAGTGGGTGAAACCTACTGCTGGTTTCAACGTGATTGCTACTGCTAATACCAAAGGTAAAGGTAGTGATGATGGTCGCTTTATCGGCACCAATGTTCTCAATGAGGCATTCCTTGAACGTTTCCCTGTGACTTTCGAGCAGTCCTATCCTTCTCCCGCAACGGAGCAGAAGATTCTGGAAGGGATTGCTCTGGACCTTGGTGTAGAGGATCGTGACTTCTGCAAGCGTCTGGTGGACTGGGGTGATATTATCCGTAAGACCTTCTACGATGGTGGTATTGAGGAAATCATTAGCACTCGCCGCCTGGTCCACATCATCCGCGCATATAGCATCTTCCAAGACAAGGCAAAGGCAATCCAAGTTTGTGTGAATCGCTTTGATGATGAAACTAAGCAAGCATTTTTGGAACTCTACGATAAGGTGGATGCTGACTTCCAAATGCCTCAGGATCGTCAGGAACTTGACCCCCCTAACACTTTCTGATATAATTGGGGGAGGTAAAAATCCGCCTCCCCTTTATTATGGACGAATATTCTTATTCAATTAATGACTCTATCTTAAATTTGAACTTTATTGATGAAAACCAACACCTTCCTGTTAGAGGAGAATCTATGAACGAAGACATTATTCCTAATTCTCCTGCAACTCCTTGGAAGTACAACGAAGAAGAAATCGTAAAAGAACTTCTTGAGTACATCCGTGGTACTTACAACCAGCACTATTCTGCTGGTGACGATAAGATTCAGACACTTGATCTTATTGAAGCCTGTGGAGATGGTGAGGCATTCTGTCGCAGCAATATCCTCAAGTATGCTTCCCGTTATGATAAGAAAGGCACTGCCCGTCGTGATATTATGAAGATCCTTCATTACGCCGTTCTTTTGATGAACTTCAATGATAAGAACGCTATTCGTGAAACTTACAATCAATGAAATTGAAACCCAAGAATATGAAACTCTCTGATAACACCCTGACCATCCTGAAGAACTTTGCAGGTATCAATAACTCGATTCTTGTGAAAGAGGGAAATCGTCTTCGTACTATTTCTGTCGCAAAAAATATCCTTGCAGAGGCAGATATCACTGAAGAGTTTCCTCGTGACTTCGCAATTTATGATCTTAACCAGTTTCTGAATGGTCTGAGTCTGCACCAGGATCCTGATCTTGATTTCCAACAGGATTCCTATCTGAGTATCAAAGAGGGTAAGCGTCGTGTAAAGTATTTCTTTGCAGATCCTAATGTTATTATCTCTCCTCCTGATAAAGACATTCAACTTCCCTCTCAAGATGTGTGCTTCCAACTAGATAGTGCTTCTTTGGAGAAACTAGTCAAAGCAGCAGCAGTTTATCAACTCCCCGATCTCTCTGCTATTGGCGAGGCAGGTGTTGTGAAACTAGTTGTTCGTGATAAGAAGAATGATACTTCTAACGAATATGCGATTGTTGTTGGTGAGACTGACCAAGAGTTTACCTTCAACTTCAAGGTAGAAAACATCAAGATTATTCCTGGTGCCTATGACGTTGTGGTCTCTTCTAAACTTTTGTCTCAATTTACCAACACCAAATATAATCTGAAGTATTATATTGCTTTGGAACCCGATTCTACTTTTGGATGAGCGCAAATCAATTACGTATTATGGGAAGTATCTGTTTGATTATTGGATACTTCTTTATTCTTTATGTTTCTGTTTATTGGGGGTGTTGGATTCGTCTTATTGGAAACCTAGCGATGCTCCCATTTGCAATTAAAATTAAAACCTGGGATATTGTTGGTTTAGAAGCATTTTTCTCTGCGATTGACGCATCTAAAATTATACAACTTTCATTATGAGAGATTGGAAAAAAACATTTGAAAATCTGACCGAAGATCAGAAAGAAAAACTTTCAGTTCTCCGTGTGATGGAATGTACAAACGGCATTATTCAATATGCATACAGAGACAATGCAGAACATGCGTTGTCTGCAGAAGATACTAGACGAGCTATGAAGTTTAGTATGGGTTGCATTAAACGAATGGAAATTCCTCTAGGGAAAGAAGTTATTACCTTTGATGATGATCTAAAAGAAGTTTTTGGTGAAATCCGAGACCTTTATGTCAGTGGAGCAAAAAATGGTAATGATAAAGATTTTCAAGAGTTCATGAGGATCTCAATCATCATGTACAATGTTCTTGGAAAAGATCGTATCCTAAAAGCACAAAAACTTCTGTCACAGCACATTGTTGAAATCGCTCCAGACAAGTTAGAATGGGGTGTTAACTACATTATGCAGTTTATTCGATGAACATTTTTGTTACTGATTTAGATCCAGTTATCTGTGCTCAAGTACTCCCTGATAAGCACATTGTAAAAATGCCCTTAGAATGCTGCCAGATGCTTTCTATCATTGCCTCTGAAAAATGGGGTCATGGATACGGCACCCTTCCAAAAGCAGATGGAACTCCCTATGCTACAGAAAAAGGTGCTTTTCGTAATCATCCATGTACTATTTGGGCAAATGAAACAGTTGCGAATTCACGGTGGTTAATTCTGCATGGGTTAGCATTGTGTGAAGAATATTCTAACAGATATGGAAAAATTCATTCTTGTTTGAGTACTCTTTCTTATGCGGATAAACTTTTTCCTATAGATCCTTTTCATAAGTCAAAACTTACTCCTTTCGCACGAGCAATGCCTGAGGAATACAAGTTTGATACTAGTATTTCTACCTTTGACGCATACAAGATGTACATTGCATCCAAACCTTGG